CCTAATGGAAAATCAAAGATAAAAAGTTTAGTGACTAAAAAATCAGATATTTATAAAATAACTTTAGAAAATAATTCTGAATTATATCTTTCAGATAATCATATCATTCAAGAAAAAAATAAATTTGTAAAAATAAAAAACGCTAAATATATTGATAATATAGATGGAAAAAGTTATAAAATTATAAAAAAAGAATTTTTAAGAAATGATATTGTATATGATTTATTTATTGAATCTCCTCATTTATATATTACTCCTGATGGTTCAATTCATCATAATACAAAAATATCTACATATGCTCTTCTATATGATATTTGTAGAGTTTTACATTTAAAAAATCCTCAAGCAGAATTTAAATTACCTGACACTACAAAAATCATATTTATGCTTACAAACAGTTCATTAGAAACTGCTGAGTCTATTAATTATGACCCAATGATGGCAATTATTAGAGAAAGTCCATTTTTTGTGGAACACTTTTCAAAAACAGGAAGAACATTATTTGAAAAAAATATAGATATAAAAATTGCAAGTAGAAAAAGACAATTAGTAGGTAGAGATGTTTTTAGTGCAATTTCAGATGAAATTAATCAAGAAGTAGTAAAAGGTGGAAGTTTTGATTTAGTTACAGAAATGATTAACAGAATTAACTCAAGATTTTTATTAAAAGGTAATAAATGGCCTGGCCATTATTTTGTAATTTCATCTGCTCAAACTGAAAATTCTTTAATTGAAAAAATTAAAGAACAATTTGAGGAGATGAAAGAAAGTATTGAAATAATTAATCCTGCAAGATTTGAAGTTTTGAAACATAAAATTCAATATTCTGGTAAAAAATTTAAAGTATTTATAGGAACTTATGATGCAGATCCTTTTATAATTGAAACTGAAGAAGATTTACAAAAAGCAATAGATATAGATCCTAATAAAATTTTTGAAGTACCTATTGAACATAAACAAGAATTTATTGTAAATATCTATGCAGGTATTCAAGATGTTTTAGGAAAACCTACTATAAATACTAAAACATTTATAAAAGATAAAACTTTATTAAATAAAGTAATGAGTTTAACAAAATTATATAATAAAGATTATATATTAGTTTCAGATAAAGTATCAGAAAAAATTATAGATAATTTTGATATCAATAATTTAATAAAATTTGGATTAAAACAAAAAAGAGTAATTGGAATTGATTTTGGATTAAATAGAGATAGACTTGGATTTGTTATGTTACATAGAAGATCAGTTAAAAAAATTGAAAGAGAAATTGCAGGAAAATTGGGAACATATGAAGATTTTGTATATTGGGCTGATTTAGCAATTGCAATGTTACCTGAAAATCCTGCTAAAAAAATTAGACTTGAAAAAATAAGAGATTTTATTAGAGATTTAAAAGAAATTGGATTTGAAATTGAATTAATTGTAATGGACGGTTTTCAGTCAGTTGATACACAACAAATTTTACAAAATGAAGGTTATAATGTAAAACAATATTCAGTTGATAGAGATAAAAAAGCATATTATACATTAAAATATGCAATTGAAGAAGAAAGAATTGCATTACCTGATAATAAAATTTTAAAAGAGGAATTAACATCATTAATTGAAACTGAAAAGAAAATAGATCATTTACAAGATGTAAAATCAAATATTGAAATATTAAAACAAAGAAATTTAATGATATCAAAAGATATTGCTGATGCACTTGCAAATGCTCTCTATAACTTTCAGCAAATTCCTGCGTCTCCTTTTGAAAATGAAAACTTCATAAATGAACTTACAATTAAAACAAAAATAAAATCTGATGATGAAATATATAATGAATTATTACAATTTAAAAGTAAAGAAATTGATTATTTAAAGTTTTAAATAATTTAAAAAATAGGAGATAAATAAAATGTCTTTTGAATGGAATAAATTGGCACAAAAATTATTTTGGTGGAAAAATACACAACAAGATCCTTTAGTTGGGATTGATTATACTAAAAATAGTGAAGAAAGAAAAATAAATATTGCAATTGTTAATACACATAATAATTTAAAAAAATTATATGATGAATTATCAATATTAAAAGATTTTTATATTTCACAATTAATGATAAATAGAATTATTGATGATAGTTTAAATCCGACTGCAGATTCAAATGAATTATTTACAGTAACAATTTATAATGATGACGGTTCAGAAAATGAATTAGCAACAAAAGAAGCAAGATTATTAAAAAGAAATTTGAATATTGAAAAAATTATAGTTGATATATCTTCAGAAATTTTAGCTTATGGAACACATTATTTAAGATTAGATGTTAATACAATTAATTCTGATAATGTTTTAAAAGGAATAATTAATATTCACGATGATGTAGACCCTTCAAATATTATTCCTGTTTGGAGAGATAATCAAATTATATATTATAATGTTATTAAAAATGGTAAAATTTATAAAGAATCTCCATATAAATATGTTTATTTTGGATATGGAAGTGAAAGAATAAAAGTTAATGTAGAATTAAATGATGATAAAATAATTTATTTTAAAATTGGAAAAGGATTATTAAGACCTGTATTGCCTTTAATAAGATCATTATATTTATTAGAAGGATTAGTTCATATTAATTTAATTAAAAAAGCATCAAAACAACCTATTTTAACAGTTACAGTTCCTGAAAATATTAAACCGGACCAAGCAATTGATATTGCAAAATCATATGAAAAATTAATTAATAATTCTTTAAATAAAGTTGAAATTGATTTTGAAAATATTAAAGAAACACTTGATAGTATTTTAGAAAATACAAGTAAAGTAAAAGTTATACCTGATTGGGGAAATAAAGGTCAAATACAAAAACAAGATTTAGAAGTTTATTCAGAATTAGATGATATATATGAAAAAATAAATGATTTAAGAACTTTAATATTAAATACAAACGGTTTTCCAAGTTCTTTATTTGAAAATGAATCTTCACAAAGAATTGATTTAATTCAAAATAATGTTAGATATACAAAAAAATTAAAAATGTTTCAACAGTCATTAAAATATGGTCTTCAACAATTATTTTTAATACATTTAAAAAATCAAAATTTTGATATTAATTATAAAAATATTTCAATAGAATTTACAAATGTTATTAATATTTCAGATTTAGAAAAAATAGAATATCTTTCAATGGTAATTGAGACAATGAGAACAATTAAAGACTTTATTGATAGTATTGCTGAAAATTCAGATGAATTGGGTATAAATGTAAATAGAAAATCATTAATTAAATTTTATAATAAAACATTTAAAAAATTATTTTCAGATGAAGATATATTTTTTACATTAACAAAAGATGATACAAATAATGATGAGGAAGATTAATGAAATTTAAAAATAAAGATGATAAATTTGAATGGGATTTATTAAATTTAACGGAAGAAGATTATATTAGAAAATTAAAACTTTTAAATCCCTTTTCAAATGTTAATAATATTTTTGAATATGATGAAGCAAGAGAAAAATGGAATAATTCAACAAATGGAAAAAAATTTAAAGATAAAATAAAAAGATCATTAAAAATATTAAAAAAAGATGAATTTAATTATTCTGATATAATTTTTATTTATAAAACATTATCTTCAATTTTAACTCATATTTTTATAGAATTAGAATATTATGAATCTAATAGAAAACAATTAAAAGAATTTTTAAATATAACAAATTATTTTTTAAATAATTATAATAAATTATTAAATGAATTTAAAAATTTAATATTTAATCCTAATTTATTAAATAATTATAAAATAATTTTAATTGAAATATTAAATTATTTCAATGATTATTAAAAGGATAAAAATGTTAAAATTTATTGATGAATTTAATTTTCAACCTAAAAATTTTTATACGGTTGAAGAATACAAAAATGTAAATGAATCATATAAACCTTCAGATAAAAGTTCAATTCTTGGAATAGTTGAAGGAAAATCATTTGTATTAAATGGCGTAAGTAGAAATGGAAGATATTATCCTAAAGAATTATGGGAAAATGCATTAAAAGATCCTGAAGTTATTCAAATGTTAAATGATAAATTAATGTTTGGTTGTATTGGACATCCTGAAAATTATACTCTAGATGATTTATTAGCTGAAGGTAAAGTTTCACATATTGTAACAGATATAAGACTTGGAAATGATGGATTTGGATACGCAACATATGAAATTTTAGATACTCCTGCTGGAAGAATTTTATATACTGTATTAAAAGCGGGTTCAAAATTAAAAGTTTCAACAAGAGCATTTGGTGAATTTATAAATGAATATAAAGAAATTGACGGTAAAAAATATCAAGTAATTAATCCTAAAAATTTTAAATTAGAAAGTATTGATTTTGTTATAAAACCTGGAATTGCTTCAGTTGATGTATCATTAGTTGAGAAACTTGAAAAAGAAAATAAAGAAGATATTGAAAAACTTAAAAAAAGCAAAATAACTTTATGTGAAGATGGTGTTTGCACAATTATTGAAGAAGTAGAATTATATGAAAAAATCAAAAATCAATTTAATGAAAAAATTAAAACATATGAAAAAATAATTAAAAATTTAAAAGATGAAAATAAATCATTAGAACAAAAATTAATAAATAATATAGATACAAATGATTTAAAAGAATTATTAATTGCAGAAGTTGAAAGTTATCTTAAAAAAATATCAGTATTAAAAAACAGAGATGATATTGTTAAAGAAATTATTGAATTTTTAGATAGTGATGAAATTAATGAAGAAAATTTAAAAAAATTAAAAGATAAATTAAATGAAGTAGAATCTATATATACAAATAAAATTATAGAATTAATTGATAAATTATTAGAAAAATATAAAGAAAAATCAAAAGAAGAAAAAATTTATAATTTTGGAAAAGAATTAAATGATTTTTTAGTTCAAAAAGAAAATGAAAATTTAATAAATGATTATAAAGATATTATCAAAGATTTATCAAATAAATTAATTGAAAATAAAAATAAAATGGAAAAATATAATTCAATAATTGAAGATTTTAAAAAATTAAAAAAAGAATTAAATAATAAAAATATTATTATAGAACAATTAAATTTAAAAATAAAAACTTTTAAAAATAAAATTCAAAATTTACAAGAAGAATTAAATAAAGAAAAAGAAAGTAAAAAAATTTTAGAAAAAAAATTAAATAATATTGAAAAAGAATATCAAATTTTAAAAGAAAATTTTGAAACTAAAGTTGAAAATGAAAAAATAAAAGTAATTGAAAATATAAGAAAAGAAATTGAAGAAAAACTTGAAAAAGAATTGTCAAAAAAATATGAAGAATTAACAACTTATAAAATTGAAACTATTAAAAAAGAATTAAAATTAAAAGAAAATGAATTAAATAAAATTAATAATAAATATAAAAATGAATTGAAAGAAAAAAATAAACTAATTGAAAAAATAAATTTATTGGAAAATGAAAATAAAAAATTACAAAAAAATATAAAAATTATTGAAGAAAAATTAAATAATAAAAATAATGAATTAAAACAAATTTCAGAAAAATTTAATAATTCAATAAATGAAAAATTAAAAAATGAAATTGAAAATTTAAAAGAAGAATTAAAAAATTATCAAATTTTATATTTGAAAAGTTTATATAAAAATATTGATGAATCAACTGTAAAAAATGTTTTAAATAATTATAATATAGAAAAAGCAAAACAAATTTTAGAAGAAAAAGAAATACAAAGTTTACAAAATAATTATATAGTAGAAAATACATTTGAAATAGTTGAAAAAGAAAAAGAAGTAACATTAGCGGAAAAATTACTTTAATTCCGCTTGATTTTAATATTTAAGTATTTTAAATAATTAAAATATTTAAGTATTAAAATCGGACACATTCCCGATATTAATAAAATTGCAAAAATATCACGGTAAAAAAATTAAATAATTTTAAATAATATAAAAAAAATTAAAACAAAGGATTAAGATGGCATTTGGTAAAGAAGCTGTAATGGAAAAACTTGGAACTTATGAAAAAAAATATAAAAAATATTTTGATGTATTTGAAAAAAAATCAACTTTAGCAAAAGCTAAAAAAAGAGTTGATGAATGGGATTTAGCAGTTTTAGGTGCTCAATTAGAACAATTTGAAAATTGGAAATCTTTTAAAGAAGCAAACGGTAGTGCAGACGATTTAGGTGTTTTACCAAAAATTGCATTAGATGTTATTACTGCTGCAAATGCTTCAAGTGTTATTCCATTATTTGCATCAGTTCAACCTATTAATGAAAGAAAAGGTCTTGTTTGGTTCAAAAATGTAGTTGCAACAAATACAAGAGGTAATATTCAAGCAGGACAAACATTATTAAGTGCAACACAAGGAAGAGTTGGACTTCCAGAAGGATATGCTGGTGAAATAGTTGAAAATGAAGTTGAAGCAACTGGTGATGGAAAAGCAACTGATTTTACATTTGTAGTAAAATATCCTCCAGTAAGATTAAGAACTGTAACTGTTACTGTAAGTGATCAACCTGCAACAAAATTAATTGATGACGGACAAGGTAATTTAATTGGTGTAGGTGGAAAAGGAACAATTAATTATCAAACTGGTGAAGTAAGTGTAAGTTTTGATACCGCTCCAGGAGATGGGGCAACTGTAAATGCAACATATGCAACAAACCTTGAACATTTAACAGAACTTCAAACAATTCAAACACAATTTGATAGTACTGAAATTGTAGCAAGAACATTTGCATTAAGAACTGAAATTGGATTATTCAAATCTTATGAAATGCAAAAAAGATTTAATATTAATCCTGAAGAAGTACTTGCACAAGATTTAGTAAATGAATTAACAACTAATATTTCTACTGATGTAGTTAAAAAATTATATTTAGCAACTCCAGGTGCATTAACTTGGGATAGACAAGCACCAAGTGGTGTAGGATATATGGAACATTTATTAAGCTTTACTGCAACACTTGCAGAAGCTGAAAACAAAATTTTAGAACAAGCAGGAAGAATTGGAGGTGATATTGTTTATATAGTTGGAACAAGCATTGCTGGATTAATAAGAGCATTACCAGGATTTACACCTGCTCAAGATGTTAAAGCAACATTAGGAACTCATTTTTACGGAACATTAGATGGAAGACCAGTAATTAGAAGTATTGTATTACCTGCTGATGAAATGATTGTAGTAAGTAAAGGTGAAGATCCATTCACTGCGGCTGTGGTATATGCACCATATATGCCATTATTTGTTACTGATACATTTCACGGGATGGATCATAATCCACTTAATGCACAAAAAGCAGCTGCTGCAATGGCAGGAAGTAAAGCAGTTGTTCCTACACTTGCAACAAGAATTAAAGTACTTAACGCTTAATTCTTGTTCTTTTTCTTTCCTTTTTTACAATATTTTTTAAATTTGTTATAATTTTGAAAATATTGTAAAGAAGGAATTAATATGTCTTACGGGATTTGTTCTTATTGTAAATCTGAAATAAAATATAAAAAAAATCTTCAAAAATTTGATAATAAATTATTTTGTAATAATACTCATAAAAAATTATATTGTTTGAATAAAATTAAAAATAATAATTTTGATGAAAAATATATTAATGAATTAATTAATATTGAAACATTAAAATTTAAAAATTCAAATTTTATTATAGAAGATTCAATTAAAACAAAAATAATTAGATGGATTTGGAATAAAAAAGGTTTAGAAGAACCTAAATGTTTAACTTGTGGAAAAAATTTATTTGATAAATATATTTCAGAAAATAAATTTTATAATCCTTTTAAAGAAGAAATTAAATTTTGTTCTTATAAATGTTCATCTAATAATAAAGAATTAAATCAAATTAGAGGTAAGAAAGTTTCTGAAAAAGCTAAAATCATATCAGAAAAAAGAAAACAAACTTGTTTAAAAAAATACGGGAATGAAAATTACAATAATAGAAAAAAAGCACAAGAAACTTGTTTAAAAAAATATGGATTTGAAAATCATATGAAAAATGATAAATATAAAAATTTATTTGTAAAAAATATTCAAAATAAATACGGTGTAAATTCAATTTTTCAATTAGAAAAATATAAAAATAATCATCATACTAAAGAACATATTAAAAATTATGAAAATTTTAATAAAAAATTTATTGAAGAAAATTTTATTGAAAATGGAATTATTAATTTTAAAAAAATAAAAGAATATTTTAATATTTCAGATAGTTTTACATATAAAATTATACACGATTATAATATTAATGGAAAATTAAAAAATTCTAAAGAAAAAGAAATTTTAGAATTTATTAAAGAAAATTATAATGGTGAAATTTTAACAAATACAAGAAAAATAATTCATAATAAAGAACTTGATATTTATATTCCTGAATTTAAATTTGCAATTGAATATGATGGTATATTTTTTCATTCACAAGGAAATCATACTTTTTTCAAAAATATTGATAAAAATTATCATTTAGAAAAAACAAAATTATGTGAACAAAATGATATTCATTTATTTCATATTTTTTCAAATGAATGGTTAGATGAAATAAAACGAGATATTTGGAAAAGTAAAATATTATTAAAATTGAAATCAAATAAAATTAAAAAATACAATGCAAGAGATGGAATTATAAAAGAAATTGATACAAAAATAGCAAGACAATTTTTAAAAGAAAATCATTTACAAGGTTATTCAGAATCAAAAATAAAATTAGGATTTTTTATTAATAATGAATTATTAGCTGTTATGACATTTGGTAAAAGTAGATTTAAAAATAATGAATATGAATTAATCAGATTTGCATCAAAAAAATATACAACTATAAGAGGGTTATTTGGTAAATTTTTAAAATATTTTGAAAATAATTATATTGAAAAATTAAATATTAAAAAATTAATATCTTTTGGAAATAGAAGATGGGTATATAAAAATAATGTTTATCAAAAATTTATGAAATTGGAAAAAATAATTGAACCGAATTTTTATGTATTTAATGATGAATTAAATTTATATCATAGAATAAAATTTCAAAAACATAAATTAAAAAATATTTTAAATAATTATAATGAAAATTTATCTGCAAAAGAAAATATTTTTAATAATGGATATAGAATTATTTATGATGCAGGTAATTTTAAATATTATAAAAAATATATTTTTAAATAATTTAAAAAGGATAATAAAATGGTTGTTAAATTAAAAAATACTTCAAATTCAGTTGCTGTTTTTTTGAAAAAAGATTATACTTCAGTTTCAGTAAAACCTGGTGAATATGTTTTAATTGAAGAATCTTTTATTTTAAGAAAACCTTCAGTTTTAGTAGTTGAAAAAACAAATGAATCTAAAAAATCTGAAGAAAAAGTTGAAAAAGAAACTGAAGTAAAATCTGAAGAAAAAGTTGAAAAAGAAAATAAAAAAGTAGAAAATAAACAAAAAAAATCAAGAAGAACTTCAAAAAAGGATAAAAATGATTAATTTAAATGATATTAAAAAAATTTTAGAAAAATCAAATTTAAAATATAAAGAAACTGCAAATGGATTAATAATTTTTAAAGAATCTGATGATATAATTCCACAAATTGTAGATGTTTTAAAAACATTTGGTGTAAAACAAGATGATATTGTTATTTCAGATGAAGGAACTTTAATAAATTCAAAATTATATGATGCAAGAAAATTACAAATTCTTTTAAGTCCATATTATCCATTGGATAAATTAATTATTAAAGATAAATATCAATTATTAATTAAAGATTTATTTATTGGTGGTATAGATGAAGGCGCTGATGGCTCAATTGATGATTTAGGAGATACTCCAGTAGATGCAATTGTAACAATTGATGATTTAGCACAATTGTTAGACAATGAATTTCCTAATATTGAAATTTTTATTATTAATGACAATGAACTTGAATTACCATATTCAGATGAATTAGTTGATTTTTTCAAATCAATTGAAAATGATCTTGATAATTTTGAAGTTGATATTTATGATGATAAAATTATAGTGAAAGGACAATAAATGATTAAAGATTTAAGAAAACAAAAAAAAGTAACAGAATCAGTTGATATTAAAGAAATTAAAAAACAAGCATTTTTAGAAGCATATGAAACAATTTTATCTGAAAATGTAGTTTTAACAGAATCTGAGTTAAAAAATATTATTGAAAGTGAAAAAGAAAAAATAATTGAAGAAATTGAAAATAAATTAAAAGAAGCTTTAGGCGAAGAAAATTTTGAAATTTTAGAAAGTGCAATTGAAAATGATGAAGAAGTATATATTTTAACAAATAAAGAAATTGAAATAGCTGAAAATGAATTACTTGATGAAATTGAAAATAAATTAAAAAAAGAAATTGGTGAAGAAAATTTCAGAAAATTAGAAAGTGCAATTGAAAGTGGCGAAAAAGTTTATGTAATAAAAGAATCTGAAATTAAAGAAATTGAAGAAGAATTTATTGAAAAATTAGATAAAAAAATTGCTGAAGCAATTGGTGAAGAAAATTTCAGAAAATTAGAAAGTGCAATTGAAAGTGGTGAAAAAGTTTATGTAATACAAGAATCAGACATTGAAAAAATTGAAGAAGAATTTATTGAAAAATTAGATAGAAAAATTGAAGAAGCAATTGGTGAAGAAAATTTCAAATTAATTGAAAGTGCAATTGAAAAAGGTGAAAATATTTATGTTTTAACAGAAGATTTAATTCCTGAAATTGAAGAAAAAATGAAAAATAAAATTATTGAAAGTTTAAATGAATCAGATAAAAGTGAAATTAAAGAATCAACAACAATGTTTGAAAGTAATACAGGAAGTAAAGTTGATTTACTTGAAAAATTAATTGATGGTTCAATAGAAAATCCTGAAAATATATCAGAAAATTCTGATGTATTAGCAGAAAAATTAATTTAATTTTTCTGCCTTTTTTATAATGTTTAATTTAGTTAAATATTATAAAAAGGGTATAAATTGACAAAAGAAGAAGTATATAATTATATTTTAGTTAATACAAATCAATATTTTGTGGGAAAAGAAAATTTTGAAATTACTGACCCTGTATTAGATGGATTAATTAAACGAGCGTTAAATATTTGGGGAGATTATAATCCTGTATATGTAATTTCTCCCGTATTTATTGATAGTCATAAAATAAAATTAGAAAAAATTGAAGATAATTTTGGAATTACCAGAAGAATTTTAAATATTAATGAAATTTATTTTAATGATTATACAAAAAATTTATGGCCTAATTCAAAAAATATGTTAAAAGTTCCATATAATTGGAAATATGACAGTGTAAAAAATATTTTATATTTTTCTGCTCCTGGTGAATATTTTTATATTGAAGCTTTATGTACGCCAGAATTAGAAGATATTAATTCAAATGAAACTTTATTTTTAGAATTAATGTTAGGATTAGCATTAATTTACATTGGACATAATAGAACAGATTTTGCATTATCAGAATTACCGTTTGATATTAGAGATTTAAGAGATGAAGGTGAACAATTAGTTGAAAAAGTATTAGATGAATTAAAAGGAGTAACAAATGATGGGTGGGGAAAAGTAATTGATGCATTATCATAAAGGGGATTTTTTTAATGGTTGAATTATTTGAAGCAAGCATAATTAAATTTATTAAAGATAGAATATTGGAAAGAATGGGAGTAAATGTTTCTTTTAAATATTCTCCTGATATGGATTTTATTGAAGAATTTAGAAAAGATAGATTTTCAAAAATAAATAATTCTTTAAGTACTGATATAGCAAAAGAATTATTGGGATCTGATAAACTTGATGATATTAATATTGCAATATGGAAAAGAACTCCAATTTTAAAATTTAAAAATGAAGAAAATGGCGTTTCTCCATTTATTTTAAATCCACAAGATAAATTAAGAATATATACAAAAAATGGTATTGAATTAAGAGATGTATTTTATGGTAAAACAACATTTAATATTAAATTATTTTCATCAGAAGCAAAAATAATTTATTTATTTGAATTATTATATAATACAATTTTTTATGATGTTAATCCTCCAATTTTAGTAACATATTTATTAGATGGTGAGCCTTTAGAAATTGATTATAATACATATTTTGAGCCAATAGATTCAATTGATTTTATAAATGTTCAATCTTATGGTGGAATTCAATTAATTGAATTTACATTTAGTGTTTATGGTGTATTTTTTAGTCCATTTTATTATCTTGATAATACAAATACAATTGAAGAAATTGATTTAAGAGTTTTTGCATTTAATAAAGAAAGCGATATAACTATTTTAACATCATATAATTTAAATAATTATAATAAAGATCAATTAGTATGTTCTGAAACTTGTAAAATTGATGAAAAAACACATTTAATTGATGAAGAAATGTGTGAAAGTTTACACGAAAAAGAAATTTTAAATAAATAAAAAATATAAGGATTTGAAGAATGATTAAAGTTGAGATAATTAATGGAAAAGAAAGACAATTTGTAGTTGATACTGTGGGAGATTCAAAACCTGAACATATTTATGTAATTGGGTTAGGTGAAAGAATTGTTTTAAATATCTCAGAAAAACAAATTAAAAAAATTATGAATGAGTTACCTAAAGGTGCTCAAATAAATATTATTAAAGGATAATTATGGGAGCTGCAAAAGTAATATTTGCTACACAAGATAGATCTGCTGTTATTCAAAGTTTAGCAGGTATTTATACAGGAATTGTAGGAAGATTTAGAAAAGGTCCTGTAAATAAACCTATTTTAATTACAGGTGAAAATGAATTAATTGATAAATTTGGAATTCCTGATTTAAGATATCCAGAAACTAATGGAGCTGTTTGGTTAAGTAAATATACTGATAAATTATGGGTAGTAAGAGCTGCATCTGATGATATTAAATATGGTGGAGTTCTTGTTAGAGGTGGAAATTTTGAAATTGGAGATAAATATTCAGATAATATTAAAAGAGTAGTTGAGCCTTTACCTGCAGGATTAACCCAAGAAGAATATGATAAATTTTTATTTATACAAGAACCTGGAAAAATTCAAATTGAAAAAATGTTAGATCAACCGGGTGCTGATTATATTAATACATATGAATTTGTATTAAACGGTGAACCTAAAAATATTAAAGCAGGTGAAAAAATTGTAATTAGTTCAAATCCTAATTATGCACCTTTAACTGATTATGATGTAGAAGCTGAAAAATTCAATGTAGTTGATGTAGTTGATGTAGAAGAAAGAAAACCTTTTGACAGAATTGTATTTGATGTAGATTCAGATGGAAATCAAACTACAATGACTGTTAAAAAAGGTGATGTAGTTAAAAATAAAACAAATGGTGCAACAACTGTAGTTTTACTTGATGCAGTTGATAGTCCATATATTGTAGTTGCAAATTCAGATGAATTCCACGATGGTGATGAAATTGTTAAATTAAATTCAGATGGATCTGAAAGTGATGATACTGCAATTCAAAAATTTAAAGATCAAATTAGTTTATTCTTTGTAAAAACAAAACAACCTGTAACAATTAAAAGTACTGATACAATTTATAAAGTAACAAAAGTTTCAATTTGGAATCAAATGTTTACATTTTTAGTAACTGGTGTAAATCCAGGTGAATGGAATAATGCACTTGAAATAGGAATTGAAAAATCACCTGATTATCCAGATATGAAAGCATTTTATTTAGTTGTTTATGAAGATGGAGTTGAAGTTGAAAGATGGTTAGTTTCAAAAGATCCAGAATTTGTAGATGGATTTGGAAAAAAATTATACATTGAAACAGTAGTAAATGGAAATTCAAATTATATTCAAGTAAAAGATAATATTCTTGCAAAAACAGTTGACGGTGTTCCACTAAATCCAAAAACAACTAATTATGCAATTTGGAGAAGAAAAGAAGAAAAAATTTTCAAACCTGCATTAGATAGTAACGGTAATGTTATTGAAACAAAAGAAGATTTATTTGTAGGTGATGTAGAAATTTTTGTATCTGATTTAGGTAATTTAAATATTGGAGATACAATTAAATTACTTCCTAATTATGCAACAGATGAACAAATTTATGGAAGTGATTATTATGAAGAATATACAATTGAAAATATTGATACAGACAATAATCAAATATTTGTAGATAGACCAATTCAAAGAGATTATGAATATGATGATGCTGAAGAAAAAGGTTGGAAAATCTACAAATTTAATAAAATAACTGATATTGATAATCATATTTTAGAAGGAAAACAATATTTTCCATATACAATTTTAGATTATCCATTAATTGGTGAACATATTGGTGATGAATTAGCAATTGGTGATAAAATTGGAAAAGTTTTAGATGCAGGTGTAAATTATATGTTCGGTGCAGATAATGGTTCACCTGTAAGTTTAGCAAATATGATATTTGCATTAAGAACTTTAGGAAATAATAACAAAACACCAGTTCAATTATTAGTTGATGGTGGATATGCAGTTCCTGCATATGCACAAGAAATGTTAAGAGTTGCAATGTCTCAAGGTGAAAATAATACACATTGTTATTGGAGTATGGATCCTGCTGCTGAAGAAAGTGCAAATCCACTTAATGCAGTAAGAGAATATGCTGAAAAATTAATGATTAATACTCATCTTGGATCATTATTTACAGGTTGGGTAAAACAATATGATCCATATAATAAAGAATATATTTGGACTGCGCCAAGTATTTATGGTGCAATAACTCAAAATTATGTTCATAGAAATTATACATTATTCACACCTGCTGCAGGATTAGTTAGAGGAAGAGTTTTAGGATTAGAATTAAAACATCAATTTAGTGATGGTGAATTAGATTTAATTGTAGATTCAAGAATTAATCCAATTATTTATAAAGAAGGACAAGGATTAATTATTTGGGGTAACAGAACAATGTATGCAAAACCTAGTCCATTACAATTAAGATCAGTTGCATTCTTATTAATGGCAATTAGATACGGACTTGAAAATTACTTAAAATATGAATTATTCAATTATAATGATCCTGCAACTTGGAATAGAATTAAGGCGACAATTGACAGCTTTATGAGTAATGAAATTCAAGCTAAAGAAGGTGTTTACGAATTCCAATGCGTTGTTAATCCAACAGATTTTGATATTGATAATAGAAGACTTCCTATATTTTTAGGAATTAAGCCTACAATGGATATTAATGAAATTAAAGTTACTTTAGCAGTATTTAATAGAAGTTTAGCAATTACGGTATAATTACCGTTTTGCTTTTATTTATAAAAATAAAAAAGAATAAAGGATAAAAATGGGATTTCCAAGAAAGTTTCAAGATTTTAGAAAACATATCGGAGTAGTTCAATCAAGTCATAACTGGATTATTGAAATTTCAGTAGAAAAAGGTAAATTAAATCATTTAAAAGATGCCGCAATTGAATTTAGAACAGAAGAAATTGAAGGTGTACCACCTGCAAATGAAGATGAAACAATTGAAGTTAATGTAGGTGGATTTACATTTACATATTATGGAAGAACTAAAAAGAACGGAGAAATTTCATTTTCTGCATACGAAGATGTTACAGGAAAAGTTGGACAACTTGCAAGAGAAATTAGAAGAATTTGGGCAAAAGGTATTAGTTCAACTGGTAAAGTTAATGATGCTACAATGGCGGCTGATAACAATTATATGAAAAAAGATCAAGATGTTAGATTTAAAATTGTAGTTAAATTAGCAGATAATGAAGGTGAAGAAACAAAACAATGGATTTTTTATGATGCAATTGCAAAAGTTGAACCTGAAGCAACTTTAGGTCAAGAAGCTGCTGCATTTAAATATAAATTTACATTTATTTATTCAATGTATGAAGAAGGAATGAAAAACGGCCAAGATGCTTGGTAATTTTTTCTTTTCTTTTTACATTTTTTAAAATTTTTTGATATAATTCAATTGAGGAAATTAAATGGCTGATGTATCATTTAAAAAATTTAAACCTAAAGGATTTATTCCATCATCTTCTTCAAGATTTTACGTTGAAATATTAGGATTCGGAGAACAAGTTCAATCTTTAGAAAATTATTTAATATATACAGACAGTGAGAAAAAAAGATTTTTAGTAAAATCAGTAGATTTTGAAGAAGGTAACATTGAAGTAGGTTCTATAGATTATTTTTCATTTTTTAATATAGAATATCCAAGAGGTTGGAAAAAACCTACAAATGGATCAATTACTTTTATTGATAATCAACAAGGAAATATATATAGATTTTTTCATAAATGGGCAAAATTAGCTGGAATTACAAGATTTGTAGGCATAAAACCAACAAATTTACATAATTATAGTATTTCATTTTCTTTAAACAGATATGATTATAATGGTGATGATCAATTAGTTTCAAATTTTACAATATTTCCTAAAACTTTACCTAAATGGGTAAATGATTATGAAAATAATTCATTACAAGCATTTGATGTAGAATTTATTATAGTTGATTGGGACTTACAATTTGTATAAAATTTTTATTAAAGGAATAATTTATGAAAAATGAATATTTAAATGATGAATATGTTACAAGTATATTATTAAGAGATATTGAAAATAATAAAATGTCAGATGAATTAGCAAAAATATTTTTAGAAATTCAAAAAAGAGTTTTGATGAAACCTAACTTTGCAGGTTATTATGGAAAAATAAAAGATGAAATGAAATCTGAAGGAGTTCATTTATTTTTAACTCATTGGAAGAAATTTAAACCTTTTAGAGTAAAAAATAATTATAAAGTAATTGATAAAAATAAATATTTAGTAGAGGATGCAAAACAAAAAGCAAATATAATTTATACAAATAAATGTTTTAAAAAATATGATATGCTTGAAATTCATAATAGAACTTATACTGTAAAAGAATGCAAAAAAATTAATGATAATAAGTATCAAATTATTTTATTTAATAAATTGAAATCAAATGTAACTGTAAATGATGATGTAATATATTTGAAACCTAAATATAAATTTGATACAAAAGAAAATTTAAAAGGTGGATTTACATTTTTAACAACATTTGCTTTTACAGGTGCAAAAAATAAAATAAAACAATTTAAAAATGAAGAAGAACAACTTAAAAAAATAGTTGAAAAATATAATGATAATATTTATTTAACATTACATTCACAAAATATAAATGCAGATGGATTTGTAAAAAATAATATTGAAGATTTACTTTAAAGGATAAAATATGATAGATAAAATTGAAAAATTAAATTTTAATTCTTTATTAACTGAAAAAGAAGTTGCAGAATTATTAAATGTACATTTAAATACTTTGAAAAAATGGAGATGGGAAGGAAAAATTAATCATTATAAATTTGGAAAAATTATAAGATATTCAAAAAAACATATTATTGAATTTTTAAAAAAACAAGAACAAAGGAATATTTAAATGTATGTAATATTTGAAAATAATAAAATATTAAAAAAATTTGATGATTTTTATGATGCAATTTATTTTTTCAATTTATTGAAAGAAAAATATAAAATTAATACATTATCTTCAAATCATTTTTTTGAAATCAATAATAAAAAATATAAATTAAAAAAAATTTAATTTTTTTATTGACATTCATTTTAATTTTTGTTATAATTTTATTGTAAAAAATTGAAGGAGTAAATATGAAAATTTTTATAGAATTTTGGCATGATTCAGATCTTGAAAGAGAAAAATTAGATATATTAAGAAAAAATTTTTTTTCATAAAGATTTTTCTGATAAAATAATTTTTAAAATAAATATTAAAAAAATTTCTAAATTTATGAGATTATTATGGAAAATAACAAGAAAAACAAAATTACATCATTTTTTAAATTCAATGGATAAAAAGTTTCTTTTTGATTTAATAGATAAAGGATACTTTAAATATTACAATAGTAATTATCATTTGTATTTTTATTTTAAAAATAAAAAAGAAGAAATTGAAGAATTCCAATGCTTGTAGTTTTTGAATATTTTTTATTTATTAGTTAAATACAATAAATAAGGAGAGTATATGAGTTCAAACAAAATAGATAGAAAAATAGAAATTCTTGATGACAAGGAACATGCCTTACGAAGACCTAATGTATATATAGGTTCGGTTAAAATAATTAGAGAAAAAAGATATGTAGTTGAAGATGGAAAATTTAAAGAAGTTGAATTAGATTACGTTCCAGGATTAGTAAAAATATTTGAAGAAATATTAGATAATTCAGTGGATGCATTTGTGGATAATAATTTTGAAGGAAATCCAAAAATAAAAATAGAATTAAATGATTATTCTTTTAAAGTTACAGATAATGGAGTAGGAATTCCAAATATAAAACATTTTAATAAATTAAATCAAAAAGAAGAATGGATGTGTGAATCTGCTTGGGGAACATTAAAAGCTGGAAGTAATTTTGATGATAAAAAAAGAAAATCTGCCGGTGCAAATGGAATGGGTGCCGCTTTAACAAATTTTTTTAGTAAATTATTTATAGGAAAAAACAGAAATTCAGGAATTGAAATAATATATAAAAGTAAAAATAATGCTAGTGATATTATTATAAAAGAAAAGAAAACAAATAAAACAGGAGTTGAAGTATATGTAGAACCTGATTTTTCAAGATTTGAAGTTGATAAATTTACAGATAATGAAAAATTAGCTATTGTTTCAAGAATTTATATGTTAGCTTTAACTTATCCTGAAATAAAATTTGTTTATAATGGAAAAACTATAAAATTGAATGAAATTGAATTTTAATATTTATTTTTTTTGAAAATTTTTGATATAATAAAAAGGAATAAAAATGACAATTTTGATTATTTACATTTTATCAGTTATTATTGTATTTTATACATTGACAAAATTATCAATCAATGAAATTATTGAAGATAATAATAAAAAAGATATTGATTATGTTTCTAAAAAATTAAAAGAAGATATGCCTGTTATTATAGGAATGTCTCTATTCCCAGGAATAAATATATTTTTAGTAATCATTATTTTTGGATATATAGTTTCAGAAAAAATTAATAAACCTTTTAATAATATAATGGAAAAAATTTCTTATTCATTGACAAAATTTTTTATTAAGGAGTTAAATTGAAATACGGAAATATTAAAAAGGATAATTTTTATTTTGAAATAAAACATAATGAATTTGATGATTTTTCTCAATGTTTAATAGTAAATGGATTATATATAAGGAATGGTGGAACTCCTATAACATATATAACAAATAAAATAATTCCTAAAATAAGGGAAAAATTGATTAAAAAATTCCCTAGTATAAAACCTGCAGATATAAAAAATAAAATGAAAATTCTTTTAGTAATGAGATTTTTTCCAAGTTTAGAATTTAGTTCACAAGAAAAGATTGAAGTGTCAAATTCTCAAAAAGATTTAGAAAAATTTTTTGGAGATGTTAATTGGGATAAAATTGTTAGACAATTACTTAAAGATGAAGAATTAATGTTATCAATAACAGAATATTTTAATTTAAAAGAAAAAGCAAAACAGAATGCTGAACTTAAAAAATTGTCTAAAAAAGAGAAAAAAATTAAAAGTGATAAATTTTATCCTGCAATTAAAACAAATAAATATTTATTTATTACCGAGGGTGCTTCTGCAAATGGGTCAATTCAACCTATTTTAGGAAGAAAAGAAAATTGTTATTATGAATTAAAAGGAGTTCCTTTAAATGCTTGGGAAGTTACTCCACAAAAATTAAGTTCAAATAAAGAATTATCAGAATTATTCAAAATTATAAAAAATATTGAAAATGAATTAGATAAAATTATTATTACTTCTGATAAAGATGCTGATGGAAGTCATATTGCAGGTTTATTAATTGCATTTTTTAAAAGATTTTTACCTGAATTGTCAAATAAAATTTATATATTAAATACTCCAATTATGGCAAAAATACAAAATGGAAAAATTATAAAATGGTCTTATAAAATTACAGATGGAGATTTTAATAAATATTTTAAAGGATATGGTTCTTGGAAAAAGGAATGGCTCCAAAAAGTAATTAAAGAAGATGGGTTAGATAAAATGTTAGAAAAAATAGATATAGACAAAGAAGAATTAATTGATGATTGGTTATCTAATAAAAAATCAGATAAAAGAAAAGAATATATTAAAAAATATTCATTAGATATTAACAAAATTTAAGGTGATAAAATAAATCAATTTTATGCTGAAAAATTAAATATTTTAAATGAAATTAAAAATTTAATATTTAAAAATTATTATTTTTTAATAAAAATAATAATTTTAAATAAATATAAAAGCAATAAATTTATTAATAAAAATTATAAAAAATCAAATAATTTTAATTTTTTTTTTTAAATATAATAAAAAAAAGGATAATGATGTCAGGTAAAATTTATAAAGAAGAAAACAAATTATTTA